CGCAGCCTTGAACCCCTGCGTGGCAATCGCCTTCGCCTGGGAATTTGAGAAGCCGCCTTCATCCCGAAGGAACTCCTCAAAATCTCGAATGGTCTTGATGCGCTGCGCGGCCTTCACCGCCGCGATCTGCGCGCTTTCCAGCATCGGGAACGTGACCGCGCTGACTTCCAGAAGATCGACTTCCTTCAGGATGCGCGCCCGGCGACGCCCATCGTAGGCGTCCGACTTCGTGCGGTATCCGATCGAAAGCCCGGTCAGCGCGCCGCCCTTCATGTCGATGAAGGCTTCGCGCGCGAGCTGCTTCTCCATGAAAAGCTGGCCGGTGACTTTCAAGCCGCGCTCGTCTTCGACCATCTCCTTCCAGACGCCGAGGCGCTGGCTGGGATTGTGGTCGAGGAGCATCTTCACGCCGCCAGCGCCGCGCGCTTTCAGCGATGCCTTGAACGCGCCAGGCTCGACAATGTCGCCGCCCTGATCGCGCTCGCCGAAGACGGACGCATAGCCCTCGAACACGCCAGTCTCTTTGACCGCCTTCACGTCCAGCGTGAGCGGTGAAACCATGGTGTGCATTTCGGTAACTCCTAGTTCGCCGCCTGATCGGCAACCGGCGCCGCGTCTTGCGGCGCGGGCTTGACCTGCGGCTTCGGCAGAACGTCCGCATCGGGATCGTCCAGCGGGTCCAGCCCGTCGATCTGGCGGGCTTCGTTCGGCGTGATCCATGCCGGGGCACCGCCGCTGCCCAAGGCTTTCGCAAGGTAGGTTGCGCGATCCACCGCCGTTCCGCGCATCAGCGAGCGAAGGTCGAACCACACGTCAATCGGGTCTTCAGCGTCGAACAGATCGGCTTCCGCCGCCTGCTCGAACCGGGTGCACCAAGGCGTCAGCGTGTGCACGACATGCGCGATGAACATCTGTTCCGCGCTGGCATAGGTGGCCGTTTTGTCCGAGTGGCCGACCATCAGCGGGTTAACCCGGAATGCCCGGCAGATTTCCTCGACCTGGTACTTCCGCGTCTCAAGGTGCTGCGCATCCACGCCGGTCATAGCCTGCGACGCCCACTTCGCGCCGCGATCCAGAATCATCGGCCCGCCAGCACTCGCGCCGGTCGTCGTGTCGATGATCCACTTTCGCAAGAACTCGAACTGCTCCTTCGAGAGCTTGTCCTCGACCGAGTAAATGCCGCCCGGATCAGGGCGCGACGAGTGCAACAGCGCGTGCCGCCGTTCCGTGGCCGCCGCCAAGGCAATCGCCTCGCGCGCAAGCCGCGTCGGCTCCATGCCGCTCCATGTGTTCCAGGACGGCCCGCGAAAGTGCCAGACCTCATTCGCCGTCAGCTTTGCGGTCTTCGTGCCGCCCGGCCAGACCACGCGATAGGTGACCGTCATGTCCGGCTCGCGGTTCGCAGTCACCGAGCCGAACGGAAACGGCAGAAGCTCGATCAGCCGCCCATCCGCGGCGCGGGACTTCAGCGCATACGCATTGCCGGTCAGCGCCGCGTGCAGGATCATCGTCTCGCGAAACTCGAACGAGGTCTGCCAGAAGTTCGGCTTGCGTCCCAACAGCCGCGCGACCGGGTGATTATCGGCCAGCACGCGCGCGCGGCCTTCCGCCTCCGGGCGATAGAACCGCATCGCCGCTTGCGCAACGCCCTCCGCAATCACCCGCGCGCAGGCCAGTACGGTCGGAACCAGCATCGCGCTTTCGGGCGAAACCGTGTCACCCGTGGTCGAGACCTCGCGCAGCAAGCCTTGCCGCCGCAGATCCTCAGTCGTGATAGCCTTCTCCGCGCGGCCCCACACGCGAGCCTGCACGGCATCCCAGAACGAGCCCATCGTCAGGCCGCGACTTCCCAGAAGGAACGGCCACTCGCAGCGGCCGGATTGCGGGCCATGAGCTGCACGGCATCGAACGCCGCGATAAGCGGATCGATCTTCGCCTTGCCCGCCGCCTGCTTCGTGATCAGCACCGCATTCCCCTTCGCTTCCGCCTTCGCGTTCCCGACGCACCAAGCCATTAGGCTCGATCCGCCATGGATCAGCGTGCCGTCCTTCAGCTTCCTCTCCGTGCCCCAAACAGCGCCAGAGAGCTTGTAGCCCTGATAGATCGCCGTGAGCTCGTCGCCCGCGATCCCCTTTGCGTTCAGAGAATCGACGATCTGCGCGACCCCGACCGGGTCCAGCCCAACCGCGTGCTTCTCCGGCAGCAATCCCGCCGCCTTGATCTTCGCCACGATCTCCGACACGTCGCGAACATCCCGCGTCGGGTCGTCCGCAGGCACCCGCGTCAAGGACCCCTCGCGCTCGAAATCATCAAGCCGGGACGCGATCTCCTTGCGCCGCTCGTAGACGTCAGCCTGGGCCCATGCATGGGACCACAGAAGCCACCGCTGCGTGTCTTTCTCGCGGCCCAGCACCGCGAGGCCGAGAAGGTCGTCGAGCCCGCCGCCGTCGACGCCGACCGTGCAGACCTCAGACCGCGCCAGAAGCGCGTCCAGGCTCAGAAGCTCCGGATCCTCGGCCGCCTCCCAGTACCGCGCGCCGGCCCAAGCATCGTTTCGCAGCGCCACGCCAACCTCGACGTTGAAGTGCTGCGACGCCAGAAGCCGAAGCGCCTCGTCACCGTCCCGCTCCGCCGCGACAAGCGCGTTCCGCAGAAACTGACGATCAACCGAGCGGCCCATGTTCGGGTTGACCAAGGGCCAATACTTCTCGTCGCGCCAGTTCTGCGCCACATCCTCCGGCAGCTCGTACAGGATCGGCAGGCGCGGCAACTGCACAAGCCCGTCGCGAATATCCCGCGCCAGAGCCAATTCAGCCTTGAACACGCCCTGCGGCGGCTCCTTCGACTGCGTCGTGATCTGGAGCATGAACCCGTCCGGCCGAGCTGCCAGAGCGCCTCTGATCTCGACGAAGATATCCGCCGCGTTCGACCGCTTTGCGAACACATGGGTTTCGTCGACCAGGATGCCCGTCGACTTCGACCCGGTAATCACATCCGTGTCAGCGGCCTTTATCTGCAGCTCTGCACCAGTGTTCCGGTGCGTGATCTTCTTCACATGCGCCTGAAGCTGAAACAGCTTCTTCAACTCAGCATCCGCCTTGATGATCCCCGCGGCCTGCTTGTAGGCGATGCCCGCAATCTCCTTCGTCGGCGCGATCAACAGAAACTCGGCATTCGGTCGCCGGTTGACGATCATGGCCACAACCATGATCGCCGCCGCGTAGCTCGACTTCCCGTTCTTCTTCGGCACCAAAAGGAACGCCTCTTGGATCAGCCGCCGATTTGTCTCCGCGTCATACGATCCGAACAGCGCGGCGACTATGCGCCGGAACCATTCGCCCGCAGCATCGACCATGCGCGGCTCGCCGACCACGTCAGGCAGCTTGAGCCGATCAAAGATCCGGACGGCTCGCGCCGCTTCTTCCTCGAAGAGCGGCAGATCCGGCACCAGCGGTCGCCCCGCCAGCAATCGCTCGCGCCAATCCGGGCAGCTCGTATCCCACATGCGTCAGTTCAGCGGCGCGTGAAGATCGTCGCCCCACTCCGACCCTTCGCCCGCAGTCTGCGCCGCCGCCGCCGCCGCTTCCTTCTTCCCGACCGGCGCGTCCGAAGGCTTCGCGTGGACGTACGGAGCCGCAGCAATCGCCATGCGATCCCGGCGCACATTGTCCGTGCTCGCATCGTTCATGACGGCCAGCATGTACTCAAGCGGCGAAAGCCCAGACGCCCGCGCCGCCTTCCGGATTTCCGGCGCCAACGGCGGCGCCTTGGCCAGCTTCTTCGTGGTCCCCTTCGGCCTTCCGGCTCCAGGTCGATAGCCTCCGCGAGGCATATTCAATCCTTTCGATTATCGGCTGGCGATAATCAATCCAGCCGAAAAAATCTCCGAATGACTCCACCCGCCGGTCTCCAACGGTGGTCTTCCTAGACATTCAGGGCCCCCCTCCCCTTCGCTCCTGGGCCTGCTTGGGGCCGTCATGGCAGGGCTTGCAGAGGGTGGCGCAGTTCGCCGGGTCGAAGAACAGGGCTTGGTCGCCCTTGTGCGGCCGGACGTGGTCACAGACGAGCGCGGTCTCGGGCAGGAGCCGCTTGCACATGCTGCACACGAACCCGTCGCGGGCGAAGGTCTGCATCCGCAGGGCTCGCCATGCGGCGGTGTTGTAGAGCGCGCGCCATGGGTGCGCTTGCCGCCTGTCGGCCTCGAAGGTGACCGGATCGAACGCGGGCTTCAGTGTGCGCGGCGCGGCGGTCAGCGCGGGCTTGAGCGCTTTCAGCTTGCCCACGACGCCCCTGCCTTCAACGCAGAACGCCCACGAGATTCCCCGCGGGCGCACGAATTCACGATGCCTGATTTGCGTGGCAAAATCGTCCAGTCCGTCCAGTTTGTCAAGCCGCGATCTTTCACGCCGCGACCTCGACGCGGATGCGGGGCGGCTTTTCCGGGTCTGGATCGACGCGGGTAAGCGGCTCGCGTGGTGCCTCGGTCACGGGCATCTGGGCCGCGTTCAGCGCGTCCGCGATGTCTTGCAAGGCGGCGTCCTTGAGTTGATGGGCGCGGCTCTTTGCGACGATGGGCCAGGCGCGGCGGGCGAATTCCTTGGCCAGCAGGCGCGTGTAGCCATGGCGCCGGGCTGCCTGACAGGCGAGGTACGCCATGAGGGCGATGCGCTGCCGGTCGTCGCTGACGTGGATTGCGGGCCAGCGCGAGGCTTCCTCGGCGCGGTCGATCGCACGGGCGGTCACATCGGGCTTGACCTGTTCGCCCTCCCAGATCGGCAGCGGGTTGATCGTGAGGCCGGTCTTCGGATCGATCCTCCCCTCGGCCTTCAGACGCTCGTGCCGGCCGATTTCCCATTCGCGCCGGTCCTCGTGCGTGTGGATCGCTTGGGGCACGTCCTGGGCTCTGGATGCGAACCCGATGGCGTCGCGGCGGACAGTCGCCGCTGCGATGCGGACGGCCTCGAGGAGGCGATAGCCGACGAGGGTGCGGGTCCAGCGGGCGGCTGTCATGCGGCGCTCCTGTGCGTTTTCAGGACATGGGCGGGAATGAGGCAACCCGGCTGCCCGGGCTCAGGCCCCCAAGCGTCTGGGAACCATTCACCTCGAGCGTGTGACGCCAGACGGGCCAGCGCCTTGGCGTCGGTGTCCGGGGCGCGCGGATCGGCAGTCGGCAGAGCTCCGGCTGGCGACACGGCGGCGCGCTCGGCTCGGTTGGAGCGCGCGATCTTGACCCAGTAGGCGGGCGAGGATGGCAGGCCGGACGCCGGGCGCTTGGCAAGGGCCGGGGCAATGTCCCGCGCCCAGTCGCAACCCTCGGCAATCAGCCCGTCAATCGCCGCAGGCAAGGCGGCGGTCAGCGTGACCGGCAGCGCGGTTGCGTCCAGCACGCCGATAGCGGCCCAGGCTTTGGCCATGAGCGCAGCGCGCGCGCTTGGCGGGTCGGGCGGCTTGGTCTCGGCGGGTGGTCGCTCCGGAGGGTCGGTTGCCTGTGGTGTGAGAGGATTAGTGGAAGAGTGGTATAGCGGGGCCAGACGTTTGCCAGACGGTTTGCCAGACTTTTGCCATGGCAAATCCGAATTGCCTTTATCTTTCGCGGCCTTAGCGACCCCCCCTTTTTTGCCGATTTTGGAACGGATTTGGGAAAGTTTCGAGTCGCGAGCCATGCGCCTGTTGAAAATGGCACCGTTGCGATCGGTGGAGGCTACGCCGAGCTGTACCAGTTCCTCAATCAGCGTCGCGCACTCAGAGGGATCGACACCGGTTAGCTTTGCGATGTCGCCGAAAGAGAGCGGTCGGCCGTCTAGCGAACAGTAGCCAGGGCGGTCGGAGCGTGCACAGATGCAGAGGATGCGCATCCACAGGCCTTGCGCGGCCAACGACGCGAGCTTGAGGGACTCGTCGCGTTCCCAATCGTTCCAAAAGAAGCGGGTGGAGGGGTTTGAGTTCTTCACGCGTCCCTCACGGCGCTACAGCGGGCCAGAACCCGCGCTTCGATGGTTCCAGTTTCTCCTTCTCGGTTCTTGGCTACGTTCAGTTCCAACCGGTCCTTGACCTCGGCAAACCCGGCGTTCCACGCGTCCCAGATCGGCCCGCCTTGGATCGCCGGTTTCTTGGCAAGGTGATAATATTCCTCACGGTAAAGGAGCACGACGCCGTCCGCGTCCTGCTCGATCGAGCCGGAATCGCGCAGATCGGACAGCTTCGGCTTGTTGTCTTTGTTGTTCCGGCTTTCGACTTCGCGGTTGAGCTGGCACAGGCCGATGACCGGGATCTTCATGTCTCCGGCCATGACCTTCAGGCCGCGTGTCAGCTCGGTCACTTCCTGGACCTTGTTGCCCTTGTAGCGGTCGCCCATCGACATCAGGCCGATGTGATCGATGATGACGCAGTCCAGATCGCGGCCTTCGCGGCGCAAGGTCTGGCGAAGCGTCCGGGCGGCAATGGACACATCGACAGCCGACAGGCCGCGCCGCTCCTCGACAAAGAGCGGTAGCCGCTGCAAGGCCTCCTCGGCATCGACGAGCGCCGACAAGAGATGACGCGGCAGACCGCCCTTGCGTAGCGACTGGGTCCAAATTTCGACGCCACCATCAAGCGCCAGATCGCAGAGCATCCGCGCGCCGATTTGCTCGGCCCCCATCTCCATCGACACATAGAGCACGCCATGCCCCCGCTGCGCCGCGTGGCGGGCGATGTTCGCGCCGACAATGGTTTTCCCCATGCCTGGCCGACCGGCGATGACCCAGAACTCGCCTGCCCGGAAGCCGCCGGTCTTTTCGTCCAGCGCGTTCAGGCCGCTCGGCACGGCAAGGGTCTTGACCGCATCGGCCCGCTCGGCACGGGCTAAGATGCGCTCGACGGCCGCGCCAACCTTCGGCGGGGCATTGCCAGCGTCAATACTGATCGCGCCCAGCGCCTCTACCGCGCGCCCGATGACTTCCGCCGCCGGGTAGTCCGGCTGCCATTCGCGCGCATCGTTTGACGCGGACTCGAGCGCGCCTAGGATGCTGCGTCGTGCGGCCATGTCCTTGACCAGCCGGGCCATGGCCGGGACCATCGAGCGCGGAAGGAGATCAAGGCAGATCCCGTTCAGATAATCGAACCCGCCAAGCTCCGCGGCGTCCTCGTCGGCATCGAGCATCGGCTTCAAGTGAAGCGGGCGCAGCGGCTGGCCGGCGTCATGTCCCTTGCTGATCGCGTCCCAGATCCGGGCGTGCGTGCCTGCATAGAAATCGCCGGGAGCAAGGACGCGCAATTCCGGCAGCGTCTCGGGGCGCATGAGCGCGGCCGCGATGACCGCCTGCTCGGCTTCGGCGGACCATGGCGCCTCAGGCGCGGCTTCGATGGGTGCGGCGTGCGGGTTCATCGGCTGGCCTTGCTCGCGTCGCGACCAGCGGCGGTGTTGAGCAAGGCGATCTGCGCGCGGGCATCGGTCCAGGCGATGCGCGCGGCGGCGATGGCGTCCTTGTCGCCTTGCTCAATCGCGGCCCAATAGGCGGCAGCGGCCGCGCGTGCGGCGCGTTCGGCCCGGTTCGGAAGGTGAAGCAGAGCGGCGGTCATGCGAACGCCCTCAGCCTAGACAGTCCGGCGCGGGCGATAGCGGCAAGAGCATCGTCAATGCTTCGGACAATGGCCGTGTGTTCGCCGCGCTCGCGGGCGGCAGCGAGGAACGCGTCTTGCTCGGGCGACACGCGACCCTTCTCGGTTTTGACTTCCAGCCAGACGGGCGGCGAATGCGTGCCCACGATCAGCAGATCGGGCGTGCCGCGCACATAGCCGGGGGTAAAGGTCGGAGCGCCATTGCCGCCGGGGATCGCGTAAACGGCGGCGTGCGAGACCAGCGCCTTACGCAGCGCGCGGACGATCTGGCCTTGCAGGGCAGCCTCAGTGTTGCCTTTGCGGCGGCGCTGCGGCGCAATTTCAGCGAGAGAGAGCGTCACGCTCACTTCCTCCGCTTTCCGGTGACGAGCGGCGGCGTGTCATGGGTCCGGTCGTAGAGGACCTTAAGCCGCGAGCCCTTGCGCTGTGTTGGCAGGCGGGCGGCAACGGCGGTATCGAGCGCGGCCTTTGCCTCCGCGCGCTTGGCATCGCTCTTCTTGAGGCGCGCCCGCTTCCGGTCGATGAGGTCGAGCATCCGATCTTCCTCCCGGTTCACACGCCAAGGTCCAACAAAAGCTGATCGCGGCGCTTGTCGCGCGCGTCGATCTTCTCTCGTTTGCGCTGGTCCATGACCGCAAGACGGCCTGCGGCGACGAGATCGCCTATGCGCTCCTTGGTCAGGCCAAGGTCGCCTTTCTCCGCCTCAATCTTCAATTCGGCGAGATCGTCCTGCAGCGTGCCGATTTCGGTCAGGATGGTCTTGATGCGCTCGAAAATGTCGCGCTCCCGGTTGTCGATCATCGTGCGGCTCCCTGGTTACGTTCGGCGCCATCGAGCACCGCAGTGACGAGTTGCGTCAGCCGCCCCTCTTCGGTCGCTAAGGCAATTTCAGCGGCCATCGCCTCGGCAACCTGGCCCTCGCGCAGAATGGCCACGTCGCCGCGGATGAAGGCCACGGTGACGGCGCGCTTTGTCTCGCCGGTCGCGAGGTCTTCGCGGATGTGTTCGCGGGTGATGACGGTCTGACGGATCGGTTTCACGCCGTGGCCCTTCCGAGTTCGAGGGCGAGCGCGATATGCACATGACGGGCGGCTTCGCGTTCGGCGCGCGCCTTGTCTCCGCGCTTCGCGGCCTTGACCCACTGGACGGCGGCTCTCCACTTCCTGCGGACGGCGCGGGCTTTCTTCTCGCGCTTCGTCATGGCGTGCCCCCGCACTCGGTCTTCAGGGCCTGTGTCTGGGCGTGCCAGGCCTTCTTCTGCCGGACGCTCTCGCGGGCCAAAGCCTCGCGGCGCTCGGCCTTCATCCGCTCATAGGCGTCCGCGCCCACATGCTGCTTCAGGCTTTGGGTCATGCGCGCCTACCGTTCATGCGCGTGTGGAAGTCGCGCTGCGACTCGTAGGTCCAGAAGTCCGGCTCTTGCGCGCGGCGCGCGATTTCCGCGACTAGCGCAGCAATCTCCGGGTACTCGAACATCGCCTCAATGACCGTGTCGGTGCTGGCGCGAGAGAGGCCGGATGCGATCTTGCGGACGCCGCTATCGGTGAGGCGCAGCTTGTGCGCGGCGATCTTCGGAACATCGCGCCCCACGCGGGTTTGCATCGCGTCGTGCAGATCGCTCTTGCATTTGTCCCTGACGGCCATCGCGCTCATGCGCGCGCTCCCGTCCAACTGTTGTCCGATTTTTCGTGACGACATTCGCGCTGCTCTCCCGTGATGGTGCGATCACGGAAGGAGGCCGGAACGTGGAGAGCATCGGAGAGGTTGCGCGAAGAATACTCAGTAGGCTGGCGGTCGAAAGAGCCGGGGACGGCGCGAACCGTCCCCGGAGTTTTCCGAGGGAAACGCCCAGGAAGGGCTTGCCCAGCCAAGGGCTCAGTAACGGGCGATTGCCCGAATGCCAGATCGATCATGCGATAGCTGTGGTGCTGCCCTCGCCCGCAGCCGACGCTGACACGCAGCGGCTCGAGGATCCGGCGCGCATGGTGGAGCATGACGACGAGGGAGTTCAGGCCGCCGCCGTCCTCACGGTCGGCGAAGACCATGTCGGCCAGCTCGTTGCAGGTGAACCGCTCGGGGTGGCGAGCGGCCAGGATGAACACGGCCCGGAAGCG